CCTGGAGGAAGTCCAGAAGGAGATTAGGCGGCATCAATTATCGATTGAGGATTTAGAGGACGAGGCAGAGGAAATAAATCGTGAGCTGGAGGAGGGCTAATATGAGCGTGCGCAAAATTCCCACTGCTAAGATGAGCCATGAGGAGTGGCTTGCCGAGCGCAGGAAGTACATTGGCGGTAGTGATGCTGCCGCGATTGTAGGGCTCACTACCTATGCCACGCCTTACAGTGTGTGGACAGATAAGACAGGCAAGCTTCCTCCCAAGGAGGATAACGAAGCCATGCGCCAAGGGCGCGATCTTGAGGACTATGTTGCCAAGCGGTGGGAGGAGGCGACAGGGAAGAGGGTCAAGCGGAGCAACTTCATGTATGTCAATAACCGCTATCCCTTTGCCCATGCCAATGTAGACAGGCTGGTAGTAGGGGAGAGTGCAGGCCTTGAATGCAAAACGACTTCCTTCCTAAACCTCAAGCAGTTTAAGGGCGGCAGCTATCCCGATAACTACTACGCCCAGTGTGTACACTACATGGCGGTTACAGGGGCGGATCGTTGGTATCTTGCTGTGCTAGTCTTTGGTCAAGGTTTCTATCACTATACCATTGAGCGTGATGATGAGGGGATCGCAGCCCTGATGCAGCAAGAGGAGCTATTCTGGGAGTATGTTAAGAGCGATACGCCCCCGCCAGTAGACGGTCTAGCCCCCACTGGAGAAGCCATAGATGCAGTCTATCACCAAGCTGATGACAACGCTCCTGAGGTGGATTTATACGGCATGGAGGATGCTTTAGAGCTTCTACAGAAGACCAAGGAGCAGATCAAAGAGCTTGAGAAGCTGAAAGCTAAGTATGAGCAGCAGCTCAAAGAAGAGCTCGGCAGCTCTGTGATGGGTCGTACGGATCAATATATCGTCCGATGGGGAGCGCAGAGTAGAAAAACGTTGGATGTTTCGGCTCTGCAACAGCAGCATCCTACCCTTGATTTAGAGCCTTTTTACAATGTGACAACCTTTCGGAAATTTGAAATAAAGGAGATCAAGTAAATGTCTGGATTAATACAGTCAGCCACCCAAAACAAAGGGGTAGTGGAGAAGAAAAAGCCCTCCACCATTCAAGATTACATAAAGGTCATGGAAAAAGAAATCGCCAAGGCACTGCCCAGCGTAATGACTCCAGAGCGTTTCACCCGCATTACTTTATCTGCTGTGAGCGCTAATCCAAAGCTTGCAGAATGCACACCTACAAGCTTTCTCGGGGCTATGATGACGGCGGCTCAGCTTGGAGTGGAGCCCAACACCCCACTGGGGCAGGCATACTTAATTCCGTATAAAAACAAGGGCAAGCTGGAGTGCCAGTTTCAGCTTGGTTACAAGGGTTTGATAGACCTAGCTTATCGTAGCGGAGAGGTAACCATCATCCAGGCGCAGGCGGTTTATGAGAATGATGAGTTTGAGTATGAGTTGGGCATTGATCCTACTTTAAAGCACAAGCCCGCCAAGAGCAACCGAGGAAACCCCATCTACTTCTATGCCATGTTTAAGACCAAGGAGGGTGGCTATGGCTTTGAGGTTATGAGCGTTGAGGATGTCAGGTCGCACGCGAAAAAGTATAGTCAGGCCTACAGCTCTGAGTATTCTCCTTGGACAAAAAACTTCGAAGAAATGGCCAAGAAAACCGTGCTCAAGAAGGTGCTCAAATACGCACCGCTAAAGTCTGATTTTGTCCGTGGTCTTTCCTCCGATGAAACCGTAAAGACGGAGATCAGCGAGGATATGTACAGCGTGCCTGCCACTTATATTGATGTGGAAGTGGTGGAGGTAGACGAAGAGACAGGCGAGGTATTGGAGGTATCCGATGCAGAGTAAGCTGGGAGAGGGTGTCATCATCACAGGCACCCTACCACGGGATGCCGAGAGCAAATACACCGCCAAAGGTACTCTGGTCGTGGAGTTTGGTGTCAAGGTAGGGGAGCGTGGAGAGGGCGATAATAAGCAGGCGATATGGGCAAACTGTGTCGCCTTTGGCAAGGTAGCTGAGTTTGCCCAAGTGCTCCAAAAGGGAGATATCGTCCTTGTCATCGGAAAGACCAAGGTAGAGGAGTATACCAAAAACGGCGAGGAGAAGAAAGTTACAAAGCTTATCTGCGAGTTTATCTCGGTGATGGGCGGTGTAGCTCCTGCTCCTACCCAGAAGCCAGTGTTGGTAGTACCTCCTGAGATTGCTTATAACGCTCCGACCGGAGGCTTTGTACCCATCGATGACGATGATGACCTACCATTCTAGAAGGAGGTAATCATGGCAGAGAGAAGAATGTTTGCAAAGACCGTCGTAGATAGCGATGCTTTTCTAGACATGCCAATGTCTGCTAGGTTGCTCTACTATGACTTAGGCATGAGGGGCGATGATGATGGATTTATCAACGCCCCCAAGAAGATCATGCGGTTTACTGGTGCTACAGATGATGATATGAAGTTGCTGATTGCAAAGAAGTTTGTGATCCCTTTTGAAAGCGGCGTAGTTGTTATCAAGCACTGGAAAATACATAACTACATCCAGAATGACAGGTACACCGAAACCAAGTACAAGAAGGAAAAATCGCTGCTTGCGCTGGATGAAAACAAGTCATATACGCTTGTTGGAAACGCTCTGGATACAGAGTGTATACAGGATGTATCCAGAATGGAGACACAGGTAAGGTTAGGTAAGGATAGGTTAGGTAAGGGTAGTATAGATATAGGCTCTAGCGAGCCAGCCCCCGCCAAAAAACCACGACCTAGAAAACCGAAAATGGAGCAAGCCAATGTGAGCTGTCAGCAAATAGCCGATTTGTATAACTCCACTTGCGTATCGCTTCCTAAGATCACAATTATGTCAGAAGCCCGTGAGAAAGCCATCAAAGCAAGACTGCGAAAGTATTCGCTAAATAATCTCCATTTGGTTTTTGAAAAAGCAGAGGCTTCTGATTTCCTTAAAGGCAGCAATAAGCGTAACTGGAGTGCAGATTTTGACTGGCTGATGAAAGATGCCAACATAGCAAAAGTGCTGGATGGCAATTACGACAATAAGAAACCCAAGCAGAAAAACGATAGCGACCCATACGGATCAACAAACATCGATGCACTGCTTGAGGAGCAATTTTTGAAGGAGCCGCAGCATGGCTAGAAATGAGATACCTGCTATCCCTCCGAGCAACAATAGCTTTACGGGCCGTCAAAAACAAGTGGTGCCCACCGCAAATGAGAGTGCAGAACAGATATCCTTGTTCCAATGGGCCGAGTATGCTGCTTGTACAGCTCCGGAGCTGCGATTACTCTACCATATCCCTAATGGTGGTAAGCGCGATAAAGCAACCGCTGCTAGATTGAAGAGGGAGGGCGTCAAAGCAGGTGTGCCTGATATCTGCCTGCCGGTAGCAAGGGGAAGATACCATGGTCTTTACATAGAACTCAAAGCAGGAAAGAACACAGTCACAGACAACCAGAGCCGCTGGCTTACTGAGCTGACTAAGCAGGGGTACTGTACAGCGGTGTGTTACGGATGGGAATCTGCCTCAAAGGTAATTGAGGAGTATCTTTCTATACCAGACGGGAGGAAAGTTTAATGGAGCAGTACAAGCAGATATTTGTGTGGAAGTGCTTAGCCTGCGGTAGAGTGCTGACTACCCCAAAGGGTGTCGAGCGTCATCAGCAAAAATGCAGGTACATCCCTGTGCAAATGGAAGGGCAGATGAAATTAGGGGAAATCCGAGAGGAGCGTGAAATATGACAATAGACAAGCTTTCCCAACTCCAACATCTTGACGGTGAGATTCGCCTGCTGCGCGGCCAACTGCGTAAGCTACGAGAAGATCGTTGTAAACATACCGCGGTGGACGCTGTGCAAGCCTCCGCCCACTGTGTACCCTATCAGCTGCATACTGAGGTGATCGCGGGGATTGGGCCATCGGCGCAGACACAAGCTTTGTCAGAGGCAATTGCAAAGCGTAAGGCGCAGTTGGCTGAAACTTTGCTTTGCCGCGAGAGGGAGCTGTTTGAACTGGAGGGATACATAGCGGGAATTGAGGATAGTCTGACGAGGCTGATATTTACACTTAAGTTCGTGGAAGGCCTAGGATGGAGACAAGTAGCACAGAGAGTAGGCGGTGATAATTCAGCCGACAGCGTTAGAATGACCGTGATACGATATTTGCGTAAAAACTAAAGTTGTTCGTTTTGTTCGGTTTTTCTGTGCTATAATTCAAAATGAGAAGTAGTATAAAAGCACCCATCCTGAAAAGAATGGGTGCTTTTGGTCACTAAAATTATATAAGCGGTTATATATGAATTGTGAGCGGCGTCTTAACACTTTTGTTCTTCTTCTCGTAAACAGCAGAAGTCAAAAAGTGTTCTGCTTTTGTGAATCCTTGAAGCTGAGCACGGCGATCCAAGCCGGCAGCTACCAAATCATAGCCGTATCTATTAAGAATTGCCTTTACCATTCGCCCAACGGATTGACGATTGCGAAAGTCGGAGAGAGGGAAATCTTGATCATTGGCAAAAAGCTCTTCAAGCTTATGCGCAATTCCGGAGAGGGCTGGAAGCCCAAGATCAGAAAAAATAGCCATATTGTGCACCGTTTCTGGCTTTTGCAAAAAATCCCGCACCCGCACTACTCCAGGGTTTGTCGAAGTCATCAGACTCATAATGTACCTCCAAATATATAATTTTGACTAATGTAATACATACTATAAAATTATAAACGTATCTATTTTAAACCTATAATAGCATGGTAATCCGGAGTTGTCAATACTTATTTTAAAAAATTCAGGAAAGCGCATAAAAAGTCTTGAGTTTGCGACGCATGAATGAGAGGTGAATACCGTGACAGATAAACAAAAACGATTTTGTGAGGAGTATCTTATTGACCTTAACGCTACCCAAGCGGCAATCCGAGCAGGGTATTCGCCTAAAACAGCGAAAGATATTGGGGCGGAAAACCTAGCAAAACCCAACATTCGCGCACGCATAGACGAGGCCCTCGCTGCTCGCTCCTGCCGCACCGGTGTTAATGCTGACCGTGTTATTAGGGAGCTTGCCCGCATAGCTTTTGTTAATCCCCCTAATGTTGTAGACACCAAGAACGCGACGGTGCTAGAGGGCGCTTCCGAAGATGATACCGCTGCTATAGCTTCAGTAAAGGTGAAAATCGTACAGGGTGACTTTGATAGCGTCGAACGGGAGGTTAAGTTTGCTGACAAGCTTAAGGCTTTAGAGCTACTAGGTAAGCATTTGGGGATGTTTACCGAGAATATTAACCTAACTGCTGATGTAGGAGTGACGATCGTCAATGACATCCCAACAGAATAAAATTCACCTTACAGATGCAATTGCCCCGTCTTTTTACTCCCTGCATTGGGACATCATCAATGGAAAGCACACCTACTACAAGCTCGAGGGAGGGCGTGGCAGCACCAAATCCAGCTTTATATCCACCGAGATTATACTTGGCATGATGGCGGACGCTGCGACAGGCAAATTAACCAATGCAGTAGCATTTCGCCGGTACAAGGAAAACCTGCACAGTAGTGTGTATGAGCAGCTTGTTTGGGCAATCGGAAAACTAGGCGTATCTCACCTATGGAAGCAGACAATCTCGCCTTTGCGCTTGACATATACCCCTACGGGTCAGGTAATCCTGTTTCGGGGCGCTGACAAGGTGGTAAAATCCAAATCGATCAAAGTGTCACAAGGATATATCAAATATCTGTGGTTTGAGGAGCTCGACGAATTTGAGGGATCGGAGAAAATCCGAAGCATACAGCAGTCAGTAGTAAGAGGCGGTGAAAAATTCACCGTCTTTTATTCATATAACCCGCCCAAGAGTCAGCGTAGTTGGGTCAATGATCCCGTGCAGTGGCAGCGACCAGACACGATTGAACATCACAGCACCTACCTTTCAGTACCAAGAGAGTGGTTAGGCGAGCAGTTCATTGTAGATGCCGAGCACTTGCGAGATACTAAGCCAGAGCTATATAAGCATGAGTATTTGGGAGAAGTAACCGGCACTGGTGCAGAGGTATTTACCAATCTTGTGAATCGGCGCATCACCGACGAGGAGATTCGTACCTTTGACCGTATCCGCAGGGGTGTTGACGGGGAATACGCCGCCGATCCATTCCACTACGCGGTCAACCATTACGACAAAACCCGAAAGCGCCTGTATATCTTCTATGAAATCCATCAAGTGCGGTTAGCCAATCGGGCAGCCGCCGCCTTAGTTCAGCAGGAGAATAAGGGCAATGGAGAAATCATTTGTGACAGTGCAGAGCCTAAAAGCATAGCAGACTTTCGCGATAACGGACTGCGGGTACGAGGTGCCAAGAAGGGGCCCGACAGTGTGGATTATGGCATGAAGTGGCTATCAGAAGAGTTGGAAGAGATCATCATCGATGCCGAGCGCTGCCCCAATACCTGGAGGGAGTTTTACGGCTACGAGTTGGAGCGCGACCAGAACGGCAACATTAAGGCTGGTTACCCCGACAAGGATAACCATAGCATTGACGCCGTGCGATATTCCCGAGAGGGTGATATGAATCGCAGAGGTGTACATTTTTAGTTTGGAGGTGAGCGGTTGGACATCGCTTTAGCAAGGAAGATCATAGAGAACGGTATTGCCGTACATAAAACATTTTCAACAGAAGCCCAAAAAGGTGTGAATTACTATAACAACGAGAGTGGCATTAAAGCAACCGGAGCCGCCGCCATCAATGAAGTAAACGCTTTTTTGAAAACACTGGGGAGAAATCCCCTTAAGTCTGCTGATAACCGTATCCCTACAAACTGGCACAAGATCCTCGTAGATCAAAAGGTCGGATACCTCTTTACTTATCCACCCCAGTACGATGCTAAAGGAGAGGACATTAATCAGAAAATAAAGGATGCACTAGGCGAGGACTACGAGAAGGTTATCAAACAACTAGCCATCGATGCCAGCAACACCGGCCGTGGATGGCTGCATTACTGGTATCAAGCTGATGGACGGTTTGAATACTGGTTTTTAAGTCCTCTCCAGGTAGTCCCTATTTACGATGACAGCAGTGTCAAGCGCAAGCTTAAATACATCATTCGGCAGTACCAATTCACCGACGACCAGGGCAAAAGCAAAACAAGGTATGAGCTCTGGGATGATAAGCAAGTAGCGTATTTGGAAAAACTAGAGGCTGCCGAAGCCAAAATTGAGTTTGAAGCCCTGCCCGAAGGTACATACAACATTCTTCCTCACACATATGGTGAGATCCCGTTCATTGAGTTTCGAAACAATGAGGGCTGCGTTGGCGACCTTTCCATGTATAAGGGGCTTATTGATGCGATTGACAAGCTGGTGTCTGGTTTTGCTAATGACATCGACGATATTCAGGAGATCCTTTGGGTCATCAAGAATTACGCCGGGGAGACCTCCGAAACCACCTATGATGAGCAAGGTAAGGAGGTAAGGCGAGAGGTTGATCTGAAACAGAAGCTGAAAGCTCAGAAATACGTCTTTGTGGATTCTGAGGGCGGGGTGGATACACTCCGCAATGAAGTGCCTTACGAAGCTCGAGGGCGCTTTCTGGATATTCTCATACAGCAGCTATATATCTCAGCAATGGCGGTTAACCCTAATCCTGACAAGACCGGCAATCAGACGGGAGTATATATTGACTTCCTTTACAGCTTGCTGGAACTTAAGGCAGGGCTGATGGAAACAGAGTTTCGGGGATCGCTGGGTAGGTTAATTCGCGCGATTTTAGGATATTTGGGCAAGCCTGTGGACACATCGGTAAGTCAGACATGGACCCGAAACAAGCCAAGAAACGATACTGAGGTGGCGAACATCCTCGCCCAGACTCCCTTTGAGGTGATGAGCGATGAAACCAAGACCAAGGTGCATCCGCTTGTGGAGGACTGGCAGGAGGAGCGTAAGCGCATTGAAAAAGAGCAGCAAGTGAGGATGCAAAACTTGCTGGATCAATACCCCGATGACAAGCCACCCGGGGGTGAGGAAGATTGACCTACTGGGAGAAGCGAGCACTTGAGAGCATAGGGCGAATGGAAGCTGCTGCAAACGGGGCATTGCCCGAGCTTGTTTCTTCTTTCGAAGACGCCAAGCAGCAGCTCCAGCAGGAGATAGAGTCTTTTTATGGGCGGTATGCGAAGAACAATGCGATATCGCTGCAAGAGGCTCAAAAGGCTCTTACTTTAGCAGAGCTTCAAGGGTTTCGGGGTAATCTTAAAGAGTACGAAAAGCTCGCACGTCGGTCGATCGGCACCTTCAACTTACAGGTGGATAATCTCTCTGTAAAAGCTCGCATCACTCGTTTGCAAGCATTAGAGATGCAGTGCGACGCCATCCTTCAGCGGCTTTATCAAGAGCAGAAGTTGCTAATCGAGCAGACGGTAACGGGAGTTTTCACTGAGGAATATTACCGCAGCCAATTTGCCATTGAGCAGTATACGGGATTTCAGTTCAATTTCGCAGTACCCTCTACGTCTGTCATCGAGCGGGTGCTTAAGGAGCCTGTACACGGCGCCGATATCTCAACCCGGCTTTGGCGGCAGGATATTGACACAGGGTTTCGCATAAGGCAGACGCTGAATCAGATGTTTGTCATGGGTAAACCCCCTCAGTACTTTGCCGAGGAGCTGCAACGGACTATAGGAGCTGTACGGGTAGATGCAGATGGCAGGGTAATCGGCACCGGCAAGAAGTATGAAGCCTATCGCCTGCTATACAACGAGTCAGCTTATGCTACCGGGCAAGCCAACCTACAGGCTTATCGCGATGATGAGTTGGAAGAATACGAGATTATCGCGACCCTCGATCTTAAAACAAGTGAGATTTGCAGGGAGCATGATGGTAAGCACTATCCGGTGGATAAAGCAGTGACAGGGGAAAATTATCTGCCCTTTCATGTGAACTGTCGTACCACTACCGCGCCATATATAAAGAGCCTGCACTCCTCCCGAATGGCTCGTGATCCTGTTACCGGAGAAAGTACCCGCACCACCGCAGGAAACTACAAGGAATGGCGGGGGCAGATGGATGAAAAGTATAGTGAAGGTCGAAAAGAACATGAGAAGCTGCAAATGGTTGGTTTGAAAGGTATTCCTGATATTGACATTTTCCAAAAAGAGAGGTATAATAACTCTCCTGTGTATCAAAGGCTGATGCGCAGGTATCAGAACATACACAACCCTTTGCGTTGGCAAGCAGTTGAGTTTAACCCGGGGACTTTAGATAGCCATTTTGAAAAGCATGGAACGAATTTAGGGCTTGACAGCAAGGCAAAATATGAAAGAGCGGCTCTACACTTCTTAAACCAAGCAACCGAAAAAGAAACGCTTATCGCGGCTGATGGTATCAGACGGTTTTATTCGACTTCAACCAATGAGTTTGCATCGGCATACCCCGATGGGAGAATCTCCACATACTTTAAGCCAAGTCAGGGCATAAAATACTGGGAAAGACAGGTGAAGAAATATGGCACAGATTAAAAAGCAATGCGCATGCTGCGGAGAAAACTCCTTACCGGTAGATAGCGAGTTTGAAATCTGCTCGATTTGCGGCTGGGAGGACGATGACATTCAAAACGAAAACCCACAGCTTGATGGCGGCGCCAATGAAATGAGTCTGGATCAAGCCAAAAAGAACTACTTTCACAATAAGTAATACCACCTACCGAAATGGCAAGGTGGTATTTTTATACCTGTTTTTAAGGACTGCCTTTAGGTGGTCCTTTTGTTATACCCTATTTTGCCTATCGTGCTGGCGTTTAAATGCACGAAGCGCAGTGCCGGAGTGAACCGGAGATTAAACAAAATCAGCGTAGAAAGGATAGGACTATGGAGTATTTAAAATCGGTCTTTGGAGATAAAGCCTTAACTTTTGCAGAGCTGGAGGCTGCTCTAAAGGACAACAAAGAAATCAAGCTTGCCAACCTCGCATCTGGCCAATACGTGGATAAAGACAAGTTTGACAAAGCGGAATTAAAGGCGGGCGATTTGCAGACCCAGTTAACTGCCGCCAACGACACCATTAAGGGATTTAAGGATCTCGATCCGGATGGGCTGAAGAAGAGCGTAAAGGATTGGGAGAAGAAGTACCAAGATGACACGAATGCTCTGAATCTCAAACTGACAGAGCAGACCAAGAACAGCAAAATTGAGTTTGCTCTTTTGGCAGCCAAGGCGAAGAACACAAAAGCTGCTCGGGCGCTGCTTGATGAAAGCAAGATCAGTCTTGACGGTGAAAACCTGCTGGGGCTTAATGAGCAGCTGGAAACCTTAAAAAAAGATGCTGCCTATTTGTTTGAAGGTGAGAAGCCTAATAACCCACCCCCACCTGCCGGTGGTAGCGACCCCAAAAATACGAACGATGAAGTGGCGAAGTGGATTGCAGAAGCAGGACTTCCTCCACAAAAAACAAACTAAGGAGTGATTTTGATTATGGCAATTAATAGTTTTTCTGAAAAGGTAACCAAGTTTCTCGCAGTGTTAGACTTGCTTTACCTCAATGGCGCAAAGACTGCTATGCTGGACGATGCTGCCCTTCAACAGCAATTTATCGGCACAAATAAGATCAAGCGACCTAAGGTCTCGGTGGACGGCGCCGGTAACTATGACCGTGATACTGGCTATGCCCAGGGCGGTGCATCTGTATCGTGGGAGGAATATACCCTCAAATATGACCGCGGTAGGAAGTTCCGTATCGATGTTATCGATGATGATGAGGTTGCATTCGGTCTTTATCGCACGGTTGCTACCGAGTATGTACGCACCAGGGAGATCCCTGAGATCGATGCGATTCGCTTTGCCGAAGCTTATGCTGCCGCTACCCGATCGGGCACTCTGGGTACCGTAGTGTCTAAGGATCTTACCACATCTGACAGCATCCTTTCCCTGTATGATGCAGCAGAGCGCACCCTAAATGAGAAGGAAGTGCCGGAGGAGGGGCGTGTGCTGTTTGCTACCAATGCGGTGTATGAGATGCTCAAAAACGATCCCAAGCTCTCCCGCAGAATCGCAGTGGACACCGTGCAGAGCGGCAACATCGACCGCAAAATTGCGATGCTCGATGGTGTTACACCCATTATCAAGGTGCCGCAGATTCGTTTTAATTCCCTGATTCAGCTAAACGACGGTACCACCTCCGGCCAGACCTCCGGCGGTTATAAGACCATCGCGGGTAACAAGCCTATCAACTTCATCTATGCACGACAGGCGGCGCTTAAGGGCGTGGTGAAGCGCAATAATTCCAAGATTATTATGCCGGATGTCAATCAGAGCGGAGATGCCTACGATATCTTCTATCGAGCTCACCACGATCTGATCGTTTCCGATTACGATACCGCAGGCGTCTACATCCACACTGCCGCTACGGCACAGGTATAAGGAGGGCTCTATGACTTATGTAAAAAAAGGCGCTATGATCTTCCTGGTGGACGATGACAAGGTGGCCAAGTATGTGTCGGAGGGCTTTGAGGTGTATACGCCTCCGGTCGTGCAGTCTCCTGAAGTAACCGCTCCATCTGAAGATGCATTTAACTGCCCTCACTGTGAGAAGCAGTATAAATCGCAGGCATCGCTAGATAAGCATGTCAAAGAAAAGCATCCGGAGGAGGGTAAAGGGGATGAGGTAGATGCCTAGAACCCCTACCGATGTAATCAAAGAATGGGTGCTCCGTGGGTTTATATCTGCGGAGCCCCCTGTTAATGACTCTGCAAAGTATCTCTCTTACATCAATCAAGCTAAAGATGTGATTCTGTCCTACTGTAATATCCCGTTGGGGGCTTATATGCCCGATGGTCTATTCTACCCGTGGGTGGAGATATCTTGGGCGACCGTGAACGGCGCCACGTTGGTACATGGATCGGGAGCCATCAAGGCGGTTACCGAGGGCGATACAAAGGTTGAGTTTGATGTTGGTACCACGGTAGTAAAGGGAGCGGCTACAGCAGCAGACTATACCGCTATGCTGCGGCGATTTAGGAGGATGCCATGAAACTGCCAACGGACGTAATTGCCGCAGGGAAAGCGGCCTTGCAGGCGCTGTGGGAGGATAGGGCAATTGTTAAGCGAGAGCAAAAGCAGGGGAATGTGATGCAGGATATCGTCGTGTATGACGGTATCCTGTGCCATTTATCCCAATCTTCACAGCTGGCGTT